TTCACGAGCCAATATTTTATGGATGGAAAGACAAAACTTCTCATAAATTCTATGGCGATAGAAAAGGAACGAGTGTTTGGGAATTTGATAGACCTACTAAATCTCAATTACACCCAACAATGAAGCCTGTAGATATTTTGACAAAGGCAATATTAAACAGTTCTAAATCAGAAGATATTATTTTTGAGCCATTCAGCGGTAGTGGAAGCACTTTAATTGCTTCTGAAAAAAATAAAAGAATATGTTATGGAATAGAGTTAGATGAAAAATATTGCGATGTAATTATAAAACGCTGGGAGGACTATACAGGTCAAACAGCAAAACTACTCGAAAGAGGTACTGATACAAACAGTTTGAAAGAGGAAAAACAATGGCAAGACCAAAAAAATACAATATTGACACAGAAGAAATTACTAAATTAGCTTCTTATCATTGCACAAATACAGAAATAGCAGACTTTTATGGGTGTGATGAAAGCCTAATTAGGAAAAAATATTCCGATTATCTGACAAAAGGAAGATCAAAAGGAAAAATGCGTCTAAGACAACTGCAATGGCAATCGGCTGAAAAAGGAAATGTGACTATGCAAATATTCTTAGGTAAGAATATGTTAGGTCAATCTGATAGTCCAAGTGATTTAGAGGGAGATACACCACTACCATTTATAGATTAAGGAGAACAACATGAAAGTAAAATTAATAAAAGAAGGTCGTACAATAGAGCGAAATAAAATAGATTATGATAACAACAAAGCACATTGGGATTATAGAGGCTGGAAATTAGCTGAAGATAAACCTGAAGAAAAACCGAAAAAGAAAAAATCAAAAAAGTAATCCCTTATGGGTAATGAACAAATAATGAGTTGGCTCAATCAACGAGTAAATGAATTAAAGCCAACAGAACAAAAAGAGTACATTTTAAACAGCGAATATGCTGGTAGAAAGGTATTTATTAAAATAGATATTGGTGCCATTAAGTCCGTCACAGAAAAAAGTAGTAAGTAGCAAGGCTAGATTTAAAGTCCTAATTACAGGGCGGAGATTTGGTAAAACACACCTAGCTATTAGACAGCTTATTAAATATGCCTCACAACCAAACAGGAATGTATGGTTTGTTTGCCCTACATATAGACAGGCAAAACAAGTATGTTGGGAAGCATTATATGTAAGATTAAAAGAATTAAATTGGATTAAAAAAACCAATATGTCTGATTTATCTATTCGTTTAAAAAATGGAAGTCTTATCGCATTAAGAGGAGCGGATCGCTCTTATGATTCCCTTCGTGGTGTAGGGTTAGATTTCTTAGTGATGGACGAGTTTGCTGACATACCTAGTCAGGCTTGGTACGAGGTATTAAGACCGACATTATCTGATAAAAAAGGTCATGTATTATTTTGTGGTACACCAAGAGGTTTTGGAAATTATGCTTATGATTTATATTGTAAATCACAAGAAGATAAACAGTGGAATAGTTTTCAATTTACTACCTTAGATGGTAAGCAAGTAGATACAGATGAAGTCGAACAAGCAAAAAACGATTTAGACGAAAGAACATTTAGGCAAGAGTATTTAGCAACATTTGAAACTTATGCTGGTGCTATTTATTATAATTTTGACCGAGAAGAAAATGTTAAAAGAATAGATATTCAAGAAGGAGCGGTACATATAGGAATGGATTTCAATATAGATCCTATGAGTAGTGCAGTTTTCCAATTAAAAGGAAACACCTTAAATTTTATTGATGAAATAGTTATTTACTCATCAAATACAGAAGAAATTGTAAACGAAATTAAATCAAGATACCCAGATAGACAAATTATAGTTTATCCTGATCCAGCCTGTAGGCAAAGAAAAACAAGTGCTGGTGGTAAGACTGATTTAACAATATTACAAAACGCAGGATTTACTATTAGAGTTAAAACGCAACACCCTCAAGTGAGGGATAGAATAAATGCAGTTAATTCTAAGTTAAAAAATGCAAACGAACAAAGATTGATGTTTATAGATCCAAAATGCAAAAACATTATTAGGGGTTTAGAGAGACATTTATACAAAGAGGGAACAACACAACCAGACAAGGATAGTGGTTTTGACCATATCAACGATGCAATCGGTTATGCGGTTGATTATTTGTTCCCTATACAAAAAAATTATAAAAAGGAATTACCTCAGAGATGGAGTGTTAGATAATGGTACAGTATTTTTCAAATGAATTTTCATACCCAATGGATTCAGTGATAAGAGATAGGGAGTTTGTAGAATCAACTCACCAAGATTACGACTTAATGGTAAATAGGTGGGAGTTTTATTTAAGAAGTTATTTAGGTGGCGATGAATATAAAGCTGGTAAATTTTTACACGAATATGCATTAGAATTAGATATGGAGTATGATAAAAGGGTTAATTATACACCTTTAGACAATCATTGTAGAAATATCATATCTATATATTCAAGTTTTATGTTTAGAGTTCCACCGACTAGGGAATTTGGAAGTATTAATGATGATCCTAGTTTACAATCATTCTTAAAAGACGCAGACCTAGACGGACAAAATTTTAACGCATTTATGAAAAATGCACAAATATACGCAAGTGTATATGGGAATGTGTGGTTATTTGTTGATAAACCTGAATCAAACGCACAAACTTTAGCTGAAGAATTAGGAGAGGGAGTAAGACCTTATATAAACCTTATCACTCCTGAAAATGTTTACGACTGGCATTATACAAGAGCTAAAAGCGGTAAATATTATTTAGATTATGTAAAAGTAAGAGAAGAAATTAACAAAGATGGAACATTCTTTAGGTTATGGACTCCAGGTGAAATTAAAGTTGTGTTTGTACCAAAAAAGTCTGGTGATCCACAATTAGTAGAAGAAAAAGTTAATAATCTTGGTCGTATTCCAGCAACAATTTTATATAACAAAAGATCACCTAGATTGTCGGTAGGTTTATCTGATTTAACAGATGTTGCATTATTGCAACGGTCTATTTACAACGAGCTATCTGAAATGGAGCAATTAATCAGATTATCTAATCACCCAAGTTTAGTTAAGACTCAAGGTGTTGAGGCTAGTGCTGGTGCTGGTGCAGTAGTTAATATGCCAGATGATTTAGAAAGCGGTTTAAAACCATACTTATTACAACCAAGTGGAGCAAACCTTTCTGAGATAAGAAATTCAATAGAGCAAAAAGTTGAAATGATAGATAGAGCAACGCACACTAGCGGAGTAAGGCAAACCAAATCAACAGTAGCATCTGGGATAGCTTTACAAACTGAATTTGAAAATCTTAACTCAGTATTAAGTGAGAAAGCTGACTTATTGGAAAATGCAGAAGAACACATATTTAGCCTTTATGCTATGTGGCAAAATAAAATATTTGATGGTGAAATAGATTATCCAGATTCATTTAATTTAAGAGATTATGCTAGTGATCTAGATTACTTACAGAGAGCAAAAGCAAGTGGTGTTAAATCATCTACATTTGCCAAAGAAATAGATAAGCAGATTGTAAGTGCAACTATTGATGAAGATGAAGTAATTAAAACTATAAACGAAGAAATAGATGCTAATTCAACAGTAGGAGTATTTGACACTGCGGAAACGCAACAAGCTATTGAAGAGTAATGGCTAAAAAGTGGAAAGCTCACACAGAACACGAAGCTATATATCATGGTACTTCAATAGGTCGTAATCCTAAATTAAGCTCTATGAATAAAAGCAAAAGAAGATCGTTTAAAAAATATCGAGGACAAGGTAAACGATAATGGATAAAATAGAAAAATTAGCACAGCTTAGAGAAAACCTTGTTGACGATATAGAAGCCAGGCATGTTAATAGATTAAACATAGCTTTAGAAAATTTAGAAAAAGATGTTGTTAATGCGGTGTCAAAAGCACCGATTAGAAATGGGATATTGTGGGACGCAAATTTTGCAGTTCAAATAAGACCAAAATTAAAACAATTAATAGATAAACATTATGCTTTATGGGCTGACAATACAGTAAGAGAATACGATAAAGTCGCACAACAAATCATAGACAACATTAAAGCAGTACCTATAGATCCAAAGTTTGCCACATTAACTGAGGTTGATATACAAACTATTACTAATCTTAAAAGATTAAAGTTTACTGGGTTTATGGATATTGCTTCCGAAACTACCAATGCTTTAGCTGATGAAGTTTATTCAGCAACAATAAGTGGAAGACCATATAATGATATGGTTAAAAACTTACAGCAAAGAATAAATGGTGTATATATTAAAGCTGATTCAGATGAGATTAACGAATTAGTTGAATTTGTTAGAACAAGTACAGACGAAGCAGCAAAAGAATTAGCGGTTAAAAAATTGCATACTATTTACGGAGCAGATAGAGTTGGTAATAATATGCGGAAATATGCCAAACAATTAGCTCACGATAGCTTAATGGAATTTGACGGACAATTTACAAAAGCCAAAGCAGAAGAAGCTGGTTTAACACATTATCTTTATTATGGAGATTTAATAGGTGATAGCAGACCATTCTGTAGAAATAATGTTGGTAGAAAATTTGAAGAAAAAGAAGCAAGAGATTTATGGGGATCGCAAGGCTGGAAAGGCAAATCAGGGAGCGATCCTTTCGTAAATAGAGGTGGGTATAATTGTCGCCACCACTTACAACCAATCGACCCTGATTGGTACAATGAACAAGGCGACTTAATAATATAGGAGAAATCACTATGGCTGACGAGCAAAAAACGGAGATTGAGAATACTGAATCTCTAGAAACAAAACAGGAACAAGCTGTCGAAGAACAAACTGAGCCAACTATCGTACAATCGGAAGTTGATAAAATAATTGAGAAGCGATTAGCAAGAGAACGAGCAAAGTATGAGAAAAAATATGCTGGTATTGATCCAGAAGAAGCTAGATCGCTTAAAGAGGAAAAGGAACAGCAAGAAATCGAAATGCAGAAAAAACGAGGTGAGTTTGACCAAATCATAAAAGAACAAGCTGACAAAAAAGATAGTGAAATAAAGTCTTTAAGATCAGAACTCACTAAGACAAGAATAGATGATGCCTTGATTAAATCGGCAAGTGGCTTACAAGCTATTAAACCGACTCAAGTTGTTAATTTATTAAAAGACAAGGTACGATTAAGTGAAGATGGTAAACCAGAGATTATAGGAGATAATAATGCTCCAATGTATAACGATAAAGGTGAGCCACTAAGCATTGATGAGTATGTTGGTAAATTTTTAGACGATAATCCACACTTTAAAACTGCTAGTCCTAGCGGATCAGGAAGTGTAGGAAATGTCGGTGGTGGTACGCAAAAACCATTTAATATTGCGGATCTAGATATGGCTAATCCAAAAGATAGACAGCGATATGCTGAATATAGAGCGGATAGGGATAAAAACCCCTCAGTCATAAATTTAACCAAATAATAATTAAGGAGAATTATAATGGCAAACGAAACAACAAGCTCAACGATTTCGGAATTATATACCGAGATCATAGCTGAAGCATTATTCGTAGCACAAGAACAATCAATAATGAGAAATCTTGTGAAGAATTATACTATCAGCGGACAAGGTAAATCGGTAGAAGTGCCAATTTATGCGGCAGTATCAGCGGCGGGAGTAAGTGAAGCATCTGATTTATCAAACACTGCAATTAATCCAAGTTCTGTGACTATAACAGCATCAGAAGTTGGTATTATGACTACATTAACAGACTTAGCAAGAAACTCAGCATCTAGAAATGTTGCTAGTGATATTGGTAAGCTATTTGGAAATGCAATTGCGAAGAAAATAGATACAGATTTAATCGCATTATTTGATTCATTTAGTAAAATCGTAGGTGGAGCAGATGTTGCTTTTTCTGCGGCAAAACTATTTGAGG